GGCGTTGGCGAGCTTCATCGCACACCGATCTTCCCTTGCGGCATTTTTCAATGTATGAAAGGAGTAAATCGTGAACCAGGAGACCCGAACTATGACTTATACAGATTAGCCCTCAAATCTACTGCTAGGAGATTGTATCCTAACTATGCCAATGTGGACTGGTCAGGAAATGAAGGATATGACCCTAAAGATCCACGGACATTTTTTAGCACAATGGGATGCAGAACAGCTAACGGATTTGACATTAATGGATTGGGACAGCTTAAAGATGGTCGAGGAAACATCTGCCCTGTAACCATCATTCTTCCTACTCTTGCGATGATGGCTAAGGAAGCCGTAAAGGCTGGCCCGCTCGGAGACGCAGACGGGGAATCAAAAGAGCTCTTCGAAATTTTTATGGCAATTCTTGATAAAAAGATCGAAGAAGCAAAAGACATGCTCATTGAACGCTTTGAATATATTTGCAAGCAAGATCCACGTTCCGCACAGTTTATGTATGAAAATAATACAATGGCTGGATATGTGCCGGAAGAGGGTATCCGTTCTGCGCTTAAACATGGCACTATTGTAATTGGGCAACTTGGCCTTGCTGAAACTCTGGAAATTCTTGTAGGAACCAATCAATGCCATCCAGAAGGCATGATGTACGCAAAAAAAATTGAGCAATTATTCAAAGATCGTTGCGCTCAATATAAGCAGCAATATAAATTAAACTTTGGTGTATATTATACGCCGGCTGAAAATCTTTGCTATACAGCTATGAAGAAATTCCGCAATAGATATGGAATAATTCCTCATGTGTCTGATCATGAATATTTCACTAATAGTATTCATGTGCCGGTTTGGGAAAAGGTTGGCGTTCTCGAAAAGATTGATATTGAATCTCAATTAACCGGTTATAGTAGCGCAGGTTGTATTACATATGTTGAATTAGAAACTGGTATTATTAATAATCTCGATGCTATGGAACAGATTGTAAACTATGCTATGGATCATGATATTCCTTATTTCGCAATCAATGTTCCGAATGATACTTGTCTTGAATGCGGTTATACCGGAGAATTTAATGACAAGTGTCCTGTTTGCGGCAGCCAGCATATTCAACAATTACGTAGAGTAACTGGTTATCTTACTGGAAACTATAAAACTGCCTTTAACTGGGGCAAACAAAAGGAAACAGAAGAAAGAGTTAAACATACAGGAAGGATGGAATCATGATGCGCTACGCTGGAATCATTTACGATGATACTGCCGCCGCACCTGGATTATGTCTTTCATTTTATACGCAGGGTTGTGATTTCCATTGTCCAGGTTGTCACAACCCTGAAACCTGGGATTTTGAAGGTGGTTTAGAATTTACTTCTGAAACTATGGATCATATTCTTGAAGGAATTAAAAAGAATGGGATCACAAGAAATTTTGCAGTATTAGGCGGCGAACCATTAAATCCTAAAAATCAGTTTTTAACAGCTATGGTTGTGAAGACTGTGCGGCAAACTTTTCCGCAAATTAAAATCTGGATCTGGACTGGATACGAAATGAATCAATTAATTGAATATGGCAAGACTCAGCCGCATCTAAATTTAATTCTTCGTTCTGTTGATACTATTATTGCTGGCCCATTCGAACAAGATAAGCGCGATATTTCTCTTCCTTATCGTGGCAGTTCTAATCAATCTATATGGACTCTTGACCATGAAAAAAATATTTGGTATAATAAAATAGAGAATGAGTCAGGAAGGAGCTATCCAAATGTCCGAGCAAGAGAATAATGTTTTTATGGAACAAGCTGAATATATGGAATATCTAAGAAATCAAATTAAAGATACTCCTGCTGCTAAACAACCTATCGCGCAAATAACAATGTATCAAATGAATAAAGATATTGTTAAAAGTCTTAAAAAGATGAATAACATGGATGTGAATAAAGCGCTTGAAAAAGTTACTGAATGGTTTGATCCAAAAGAAACGCATTATGCACTATTGAATCATGAGCATCATTATTTTACTATCTTTGAAGTTAGTGAAACTGATATCGCCGGGAATGCAGAATCTTTTATTCATGAGGTCAAAGACGTTCTTATGAATTATTATGCCGATCATGATCTTCGTGCAATTGATATAGATTCTAATGGAGCAGTAGAAATTTGGGCAATGTGGGACGGAGAACCAACTGTGGCTTATTTATTCCCATATGGGCAAGGAGTTGTATATTATTGACACAGGCATATTTTGATTATAATCCAGTTGGTGAAAGCCTTTATGTATTGGTTGAAGAAGGTAAAGAGCCAAAAGAAACAACAATCTCTACTCAAAATGCAACAACTATGATTGAAGCTATTTGTGGTTTTATGGCACAAGAGGGAGTAGAACATCTTTATTGTAACGCTGCGGCAATGGGCCTTGCGTCAGCTATTAAGCAATATGTACTTACTGAGTACAATAACAACACTTTAACTATTGAGCAATATGAATAAGGAGAAACTATGAAGTATTTATTGGATGTAACTGAGCGGTACAAAGTTAGCACTGTAAATGAAGCACTTGAAATGCGTGATGAAATGAATAAAGCTGCTGAATATGAGCTTCAGTCATTTCAGTATACGACAAAGTTTGATAAAAAGACCGAAGAAGAATATCAGATCGTTAAGGTGAAAAAAATTGTAAATGCAGAGAAAGACCCCGTAAGTGGTGTGCAGGTACGATATGAATATTGATGCAAAATTTGAAAAAATAAGTAAGTATCAAGACGATCCAGATATTATTCTTCCAGTTCGTAAAACAGAATGTTCTGCTGGTTATGATTTTTATGTAGCAGAAGACACAGTAATTCCAAGTTACTATTCTTCTATTGAAGCAGACTTTGCGAATGAACTTGCGAAAGATCTTTCTACTTACTATGGTTCTTTTGATGATTTTATCAAGAGTCTACCATATGACTTAGAAACAGCTGCAACCTTCGTAAAGAAATATAATCATAAAATTACTCTTGTACCAACAGGAGTAAAAGCAAAAATGCCAAATGACTGGTATCTACAACTAAGTGTGCGGTCCAGCCTCCCGCTTAAACATTGGCTAATTCTTGGTAATGGTGTAGGGATTATTGATGCAGATTATTATAATAATCCCGATAATGAAGGACATATCTATTTCCAGATTATCAATCTTCTTCCTTTTGATGTAGTTCTCAAGAAAGGCGATTGCATAGGACAAGGTGTGTTCTTACAATATGGTACTGTTGCAGATGATGCTGCCAACGGAGAAAGAACTGGCGGATTTGGTTCTACTGGCACTTGATCAAGCAACATAGTGCAGTGGATTTTCAGTCTGGGAAAATGGCAAATTGGTTTAGTATGGCAAACATGAACAAGATGATGCAGATATTCATGTGAGGATTCATAAAATTTGTTTATGGATTGAGTCATTATTGGATCAATATGCACCAGATAAATTAGTGATAGAAAATATTCAAAATCAAAATAATATTGCAACATTTTAGAAATTAGCTTGGCTTCAAGGTGCAATAGTTGAACTTGCACAAAATTTACATATACCATGTGAAATTATTGCACCTTCAGAGTGGCGTGCAAAATGCAATTTCTTAAAAGGAAATGAGAAGACACGGTAGGCTCAAAAGAAAATTGCTCAATAGTGGGTTCTACGAACATTTGGCGCGAATTGCACGCAAGACGAAGCTGATGCTATTTGTATAGGGTATGCGGCCGACTTATCCGCAAATAATGAATTAAATTGGGAGTAAAACTATGGAGTGGCCAGTAATTATTGGTGAATTATTTAAGGTTGTTATTATTCCACTGCTTGCTCTTGTAGTAAAGTATTTTTGCCAGTTTGTGAATATCAAGGCAGAAGAAATCAAGCAGAAAACTGATAATGATACTTATAAGAAGTATATTGATATGCTCAACTATACGATCCAGCAAACTGTTATTGCAACCAATCAGACTTATGTTGATTCTTTAAAGGAACAAGATAAGTTTGATGCAGAAGCACAGCAAATTGCATTTAAGATGACTTATGATGCTGTTCTAAAATCTTTGAGTGAAGAAGCTCGTAAGTATCTCAGCACCGCAGTTGGTGATTTAAATAATTACATTAAGAATGCGATTGAAGCGCAGGTTAATGTAAATAAAATTATGTAAGAG